TCCCACCAGGCGTCAGCGATGGCCTGGGCCTGGTCCTGGGGCAGCCCTCCAGACGCGGGCGGGTTCAGGGGCGGTGCCCAGGACTCCCACGCTGGAGGGCTGCCAGGTGTGCTCACTTCGCGCCGCCCCGTTCAGCCGCCACCGGCCCGTGTGGGTGGTTCGCGTTTGTCCGGGTCGTGACGAGCCCGACCGCAGTCGTGAGCGAGGTATGCCAGGCGACGTGATCCGCCATCTGATCAGCGGCCACCAGCGCCCGGCACTCCGCGCAGGTCTCAGCAGGGCGGGCCATCGGTCAGTCCTTGGCTGCCGCGCCGCGCTTGGTCGTGACCACTTCGGCCTCGCCACCCAGCGGGGTCATCCCGGCCAGGTTCATCCGGGCGAACGGGCGGGCACCAGTCGGACGGCGGGGGGTCACTGGCCGCACGATCGCAGCCGCGAACCTGGCCCACACCTTGATGGGCGTCACGTTGTCTTGGAACCCGCTCACGATCACCGCGCCGTCAGCGTCAGCGATCACCGCGTTGGGGTCCATCGTGTACCTGATGTCTTGGCGCACCCCGATCATCAGGTAGTTGAATGCGCCCGTGATCAGGTCGGTGGTGATGCGCGGCCAGGAGGAGTAACTGGCGGGCACCCCGTAGATGGAGGGCCTGGTGGTCTCATCCGCCTGGGTCACGCCCAGGAGGAGGGCTCCGGTGTCGTCGCGGACGCCCCTCAGCCTGCCCTTGACGGTCAGGTCTGCCGCGTGGCCGGTGACCGCGAGGCCCTGGCCCTCCACCAGGGACATGCCCTGGTTGATGGCGTCCACCGCGTCCGAGCCAGCAGCTACGGCCTGGCTGAACGTGTTGGACACGATGCCCCCGACCGGGTAGCTGGGCGGGGCACCCTGCCCGAAGATCACCGCGTCGTCCAGGGCCAGGCCGATGGCCTCAGCCAGGCGCGGCCTGACGAATCCCCAGATGTTGACCACCGCATCCTCTAGGTACTGATCGGGGATCGCGGAGACCGCCGCGACCTCCTCAGCCCTGAGGACCTGGGCCTCCAGCGCCAGCTCAGTGAACGGCTTGCGCCCGCCAGCGGCGTTGACGAATGAGGCCCTGGGCAGGGTCTTGGGGATCGGCAGCTCGTTAATCTGGGTGCCCATCGGGACCAGGTTGGCGAGCTGGAGAACGGTGGAGTATTGGGCGGCCTCTTGGATGATCTGGGCCGCCATCTCGGTGGGGATGACCCCCGAGTAGTCGTAGTTCGGCGCTGCTGGCGGCATCGGTTGCCGCCTCCTCTCGACGTGACGGGTTGCGATTGTCACGCCGCATTTGCGCGCCACCTGGCAGGCAGGGGCATCACGCCGCCTGCTGGCCTGGCCTCGGAATCACTCCTCGTGAAGCGCCCGGAGTCGGCTACCGGCTGCCTGGGGCCTCACGCCGCCAGGCATCGGGGTCAGGCTACGCCTGCGGGAGCTGGGGAGTCCAGCCAGCCGCCTGGAGGTCATCAGCCAGCAGGCCCGCTGTGGTCAGGGTCGGGGGGTCGTTCCCGGTGAACCAGATTCGGACCACAGCCCCGGCGCGGGCCACCTGGGCGAACAGGTCATCTGTGCTGTGGGGCACCAGGGCCAGGCCCTCGGTCAGCCAGGTCCGCCTGGTCATGCTGGCTACCCACTCGATGATGGGGGGGTCACCGCACGCGGGGCCGGTCGCGGTCACGATGACCTGCTGCCCGTTCGGGGTGGTCGGGGTGTACCAGGCACAGCTCAGGACCCTGGCAGGGCTGGGAGCTGGGGTGGGCCTGGGAGCCGGTGTGGTCGTGCCACAGGCCACCACCAGGAGGCCCAGGGCTGCCAGGACCAGCTCCACCCTGACCAGCCTGAGCGCGTGGAGAACGCGACACAGGGCTGAGCAGTAGACCGACCCTGGGCGGGAGGGGCGGCGCAGGCAGGTCAGGCACAGGACCTCGGGCGGGTCCTCCTCGGGGTCGGCCACCTGGCTACCCTAGCGCCGCCTGATCTGCCGGATAAAGTCCACTTCCGAACTGGCCGGGGGGGCAGGCTCGCGGGGGCCGGGCGGGATGTAGCCGGGAGCTGGCGGCGGCGGGGGCACCACGGCTAGCTGCTCGACCAGGGCCGTGATGGCGTTGGTGTCGGGCTCCCCGTTCTTGCCCAGCAGTTTGGTCAGGTCCAGGGCTGCCAGGGCGGCGTCTGGGTTGGCGATCCTGCCTGCTGCCTTGGCCCTGAACTCGGCAGCCGCCAGCTTGAGGTTGGCTGCCTGCTCAGCCTCGGCCCGGCCCTGGGCCTTGGCCTCGGCTATCGCCTTTTCAGCGTCGGTCATGCCCTGCTGCTGGGCCTTGGCCAGGTCAGCCTCCAGCCGCTTACGGGCCTTGCGCTCCTCGTCCAGGGCGGCGGTGACCTTGGCCAGGTCCTCAGCCGTGGGGGCACCGTTGGGGGCTGGAGCTGGAGGAGCTGGAGGAGCTGGAGCTGGAGCTGGAGGAGCTGGAGCTGGAGGGCTGGGGGCTGGCGGGGCTGGGGCTGGCGGGGTGGTCACGGGGCCTCCTCAAGGGTCACGCTGCGGTTGGCTGGGGCTGGGGCTGGGGCGGCTGGGGCTCAGGCTCGGGGGACTCCTCGGCCAGCTCGTGCCACCGCTCAATCTCCTGCTGGGTCGCGCCCCACCGCTCCCACAGGACCTCGCGGGGCACGCCCAGGGTGGACATCTTGACCAGGGCATCGACCAACTGGCCCTCGGTCCTGGTCTCGAAGTCGCCCCAGATGACCTCAGCGGACACGTCGGCCGCGGCGGGTGACCCGATGAACTGGAGGGCCAGCCTGATGACCTCCTCCCAGTCCTCGCCCAGGTGGAGGGCACGCCGCCGCACCTTGGACACCAGGCCAGCCTCAGCGGCCTTGAGGGCATCAGCCGAGAGGTTGGCCACGGTGCCCAGCAGGTAGTGGGCGGGGGTCTGGGTGATGGAGGCCAGCAGCTCGACATCTTGTTTCACGGCGTCCAGGTAGCCCTGGAGGTTGGACTCAGCGATGGACCCGAACCGGCCGTCTGGGTTCTCGTTGGTCAGCAGCCTGTTGGCCCCGACCTGGAATGGCCGGGAGACCTTCGTGGCCTCCTGCCCGCCCTCGGTCTTGATGACCTCGCGGGCCACCTTGATGCCGGTGGCCCACACCTGCCTGTTGGCCCCGAAGTCCACCGCCACGCCCCGGTTAAACAGGGTGGTGTGGACCCGATCCTGAATCGGGATCACTGACAGCAGTTCGGACCTGGGCGGGCCGATCGTGCGGGGCTGGGGGGCCAGCTCGACCATGCCGACCACCCCGGCCGGGTTCGGCTCCACCAGGGGCCTGGTGCGGTCGCCCGAGGGCTCCCAGGTGACTATCTGGTCGGGGGTGATCAGGACCTCTGTGCGGCGGTTGCTGAACGCCTCATCGGTCCAGCGCTTGTAACCGGCGCGGCGGCGGTGGCGGTTGCCTGGCTCGTACAGGACCGTGGCCTGGAGGGCTGACTCAGGGCTGATGGTCACCCCCACGGGGCTGGCCTCATCGGGCTGGACCAGCACGAAGCTGGAGCCCTGGGTCAGGGCATCGGTCTGGAGCATTTCGGCGTCGGCGTCCATCGAGTTGGCCTGCCAGATCGCCCAGGCCGCGCTGGAGTCCTCCTCATTGCCGAACCGGAACCCGGTGACCTGGAGCCGTTCGGCCACCGCGTTGACCACCAGCTCCGCGAGGTTGGCCCTGGACTCCTGTAGCAGCGCCCGGAAGGTCCGCCGCTCCTCCGTGTCCATCAGGGCGATAATGCCGGATTCGTCGTCGTAGTACGCCTGGTAGCCAGCCGCCACGGCAGCCTGCCGGTCCAGCTTGCGCTGGGCTGCTGCCCTCAGGGCCTCCAGCTCGGTCATGTCCATTCGGTCCTCCTCAGAACCCCGCCGCCGCGTAGTCCTCCTCGGGCTCCACGGCCTGATGCCGCAGCGCCCGGTCCAGGGCCATCACGGCAGCTACAACGCTGTCGATCTTGTCGGCCGACCTGGCTTTATCCGGCTTGAGGTTGCCAGCAGGGTCCTGCTTGACGATCAGGTTAGCGGCCTGCCACCTGACCAGGGGGTTATCCCCGTGCCGGTAGGTCCCCGCAGCGACTAGCCGCAGCAGCTCCCGTGTGGGGGCCGCCATCGTGGCGTAGCCCTGGCCTACCTGGAGCAGCGGGAACCCCTCCTCGATCAGCTCGGAGCTGAGCTGGGTTGCCCCCCACCTGTCGAACGCTATCTCCTCGATCTGGTAGACCTCCGCGTCGGCCCGCAGCGCCACCTTGATTTCGTCATAGTCGATGACGTTGCCCTCGGTGACCTTGAGGAGCCCGGCCTCCTCCCACACGGTGATCTTGCCGCCAGTGCGGCGGTCCAGGTCCCGCACTGCTGCCCTGGGGGCGAAGCACCGCCACAGGAGGTCATGGCCTCCAGCGCCGTCTGGGAAGTCCAGGCAATAGCTGGCCAGGTCGGTGGTGCTGGCCAGGTCCAGGCCCCCGTAGCAGACCCGCCCCTGGAGCTCGTCATGGCGGGGCAGGCAGGCATCCCAGGCCAGCATGTCCAGCGCCCGCCCGGCCTGGGGGGTCTGCTGGTTCAGCCGGTACTGCCGGAATGCCCGCTCGGCCGGGAGGTTGCCCTGGGCCTTGAGGTATTCCGACCGGAGGATTCGGATGTCCAGGTAGTCCCCCAGGGCGGGGTTGGCCAGGTGCCAGGTGGCCTCATCGGTCCAGTCAGCCTCACGGGGGGCGGCGTGGA